ATGGGCAGGCACAACAAGCCGCCGACTAGGGCCGAATTGCAGGCGATGGTGGCGAACGAGTTCGCCAATGCTGCCTCCGATCCGGCCGTCCGCGCGGAACTGCTTGGCAACGCGGTGCAGAACGCCCGCGAACTGCGCGAGTCCCTGCGAGATGAGAGCGGCGCGTGATGTTCACGAGCGTCACATCGGCCGGGCGTGCGTCCGGCCGGTCGCTTCCTGCCCATTTCGTCGTGATCGCGGCGAGCACCTGTGTGGACCGAAAGGCAGGCACCTGATGGGCCAGAGCAAGGTTCGATACGAGGTTTGTTGGGACGAAAGCGACTTCCCGCAGATCGTGCGTGCCACCGATGGTGACGGCAAGTCGTTCATGGAGGCGAAACGCGAGATTCTCGGCTTCTACACAGACCTACGTGACACGGCGCGCGAGATGATCACACGGTTTCGTGCGTTGAAGGCTGAGGACATCGAAGCCCCCAGGGCATCGGATGACGAACCGAAGACGTCCGATGTGGACAAGGTCGGGAAGCCCGGCGCCAGCGCGTTGGCGTGCACGGTCAGCGCAACCACGGTTACAGCAGCCGCGCCGAGCGGGGTGAGTCCTGAGGGACCCGTCGACGGCGCCGTGTTGATCGCCACTGAACGGCGGCGACAGATCGACCAGGGCTATACGCCGGAGCACGACGAGGTCGAGCACGGCAGCGGTGAGCTGGCAGCGGCGGCGGTGTCGTACGCGATGCCGCAGCCGGATGCTCCGATGCGAATGGTGTTCGCCCCGGACGATCAGGTGTGCGTGCCGTACTGGTGGCCCTGGGCAGCGGACCAATGGAAGCCGACAAACGATCGCGTCGGCGACTTGGTGCGAGCAGGCGCGCTGATCGCAGCCGAGATCGATCGGTTGCTTGCCGACCACCCACCGGACGAGAACGCGCCGGACCGGACGACCTTCGAGGGTGGTGTGTCGTGATGCTCCTGTACGAATCCGAGTTCCTCGGGCTGCTGCTGTGCATAACCCTGCTGGCGCTGGCCCTGGTTCTGGCCTGTGCCCCAGAGCCTGACGAGATCTGGTGGAAATCGAATGCCTGACGTAATGGAGCGAGCACGGCGCTTTGGCATGCTGATGGAACTGTCCGATGAGGAGCTGTGCGCGCAGCATCCGGACACCAGCCGGTTGTCCGCTCCGGACGTGTGCCGGATCCCGAGGTGGGTGAACGAGAAGCCCACCGATTGCCTTCACGAGGCGTGGTGGGTGCTGAGTAACGACCGGTTCGGTTACCCGGTCACGCACGGCTGCACGGCCGGGACCGCTGAGTATCTGCGGCATCGGTTGTGGCTGGACCAGCGGCAGACGATGCGAGACATGGCGTGCAGTGGCGCGGCCATCGTCCTGACGCCGGACATTCTGGTTGAGTTCGCGCGCCAGGTGGCCGTGGCCAAGCCTTGCTCTGCGTGCAAGGGCGACCCGTTTCTGGTGATCCGGCCCCGTTTCCTGCGGATCTACACAGCACACAAACCCGGATGCGCGGTGCTGTGTCAGTCGACCGTGAGGGGTGGCCGGCCGTGAGTACGCACCACGCGAAGCCCGCGCCACACCCGGTACTACGCAACATCACCCAGCTCGCCGGCGACGCGGCGGCCGCCGTGTGGCGGCACATCTTCGGACTAGGAATCGCCGCGACGGCCGTGATGTTCGTAGTCGCGGTCGTGCTGTACCTGGCCCATCACGAGGCGACGCTCGCGGCGGTGCTCGTGCTGCTGGTCGGCGTGCCGGTGATCGCCGGTGTGTACGCCTACGTGACCGCAGACAGTTTCAGTGACCCGCCGGCACAGCACCACGTTCGAGGAGACCTGAATGAACCATGTCCGTACCCGCATTGCCGCCGCCGACGCGCGGCCGATGTCGCGGTCGCGCCGTCGCCGGCCGGCCTTGCCCTCCGGAGGAGGTCACGATGACTGGGCCTGAGCACTACCAGGAAGCCGAGCGACTGGCCGTGATGTGCGTCGACAGCCACGGGAATCCGCCGCCGCATCTCGCGCCCGAGTTGGGCGCGTACCTGAGCCTGGCCAATGTTCACGCGGTCCTGGCGTTGGCGGCCGCCACCGCCATGAACGACGGTGAGGCCGGTATGGACCTTGAGGATCTGCAGGCGTGGGAGAAAGCCGTCAGCGCTCGACTGTCCGGATCGGACGGCTCCTGATGGCCACCGGACAGAACAGCACAAACTCGTCCGACACGGCGCGCGAGGAAGACGTGATCACCGAGCCACGGGAGTGGCTGTCCGAGCCGTTCGCGATGCTCGAACGCGAGATCGCCGAGGAGATCCGCCAGTACTGGGAGGGGCGTCCGCGCAAGGACATCGCTTCAGTGGCGTCGTTCCTGGCCCGTCAGGTGTGGGCGAAGGTGAAGCCTGTGATCGATTCGTACGAGCACGGCGGAGATCAGTACGCTGCGGCCGTACGGGAGGCGAACCGCCAGCGAGACAACGCCTGGAACGCCATCAGCGACTACTGGATGCCCGAGGTGCGCACAACTCGCGAGCAGTTGGAACGCGAACTGCGTCGGGCGAACAGGTTTCAGCGTCAGCTGATGACGTCCCGGCGCAAGGCCACCCGCGCTACCTCGCACGCCGTCGATCTGGCTGGCCGACTCGCCAAGACGCGGGCCGAGTTGGACCGACTGCAAACCGAGGCGGCGGCTGGCGTTCGCTGGGTGAACGGCGGCGACTGAATGGCACTCCGGATCGAGACCAAGTACCTGGTCGAGCTGCTGGGCACGCTCGCCTACACGGCCGGGTCCGGGATCCTGCTGCACACCACCCGCGGCTACCCGGACGGCGGCGAACCCGGCACGTCGGATCTACTCGTCGGGACGTCGACCACTGGCCGCGCCGTAGGGCACACCTTCGTGGTCGCCTACGGCCTGCTGCCGCAGGCCGCGTTGTGGCCGATCGAGGACGTCGGCGCGGTGCTGGCGTCGTTTCGGCCGCGGTTGAAGGACAACAAGGACCACGCGCTGGAAGTCGAACTCGCCGACGGCCTGGTGGTTGTGCGCGAGGACCCGGACCTGTTCGGCAACGGCCTGAAGCTCGAATTCGCCGCCGGCGACCTGCAGGACTACCCGCGCGAGATCTGGTCGCTGCTGACCGACGAGCACCTGCACCCGCGAGTCGAGACGCCCGAATCGGTGCTCGTGCCGCGCTCGCCGCGCACCGACTACACGCCGGCGGACCTGGCGCCGTTCGTGGCGATTGCCAAGCACATCAAATGCGAGCTGCAGCTGTTCAACTACCACCAGCGGCTGCCCACCCTGGTGCAGATCGGACACAAGTTCCGTGGCCTGATCCGTCCCGTGGTGTGGCCGGACGACCGTTCACCCACCCTCGGCGAGGGCCCGGCCAGCGACGTCTACCCGGCCACCCTTCCGCCCCGCACGAAGGACGCGGTGGTGGACCTGCGCACAGCAACCGGCATTCGAACGAGCACCGCCAACGAGCTGCACACCGAGGAGGCGGCCAGCAATGCCTGACGTGCACGTGATCGAGATCGCCGAGGACGGCGCCTGGCAGATTCAGCACACCTCAGCCTGCCCGCTGCACCTGCGGGACTGCCCGGTGTCCCGGGCGGCCGAGCAGATCGTCGGCCCGACCGCGGTGATCGGTCGGTTCGAGTGCGAGCTGGGCCCGCTCGACCAGTTGCTCATCGGTCGGCCCGTCGTCCTGCAGAACGACCAAGCGGCACCCGAGCAGGACATCGCGGCGCAGCGGCATGTCGCCAAGCTCGCGCTTGGGCTCGCCGGCCGACTGCTCCAACTGTTCGCCACCGGCCAGCAAGGCCACCCCGGGGAGCCGTGCGTTCGCACCGGTTGGGTCCAGCACGGCGCCGTCGCGCGGTGGCGTGAGCTGCACGAGACGCTCGTCGCCGACTACGTCGCCCTGGATCCGGAGCACGATCCTACGGCCCCAGGAGCGCCCACACGGGAGCACGGCACTGCTCGCGGCATTCGCTTCCATGGCGCGGCCGACGAGCCGTTGTGCGACGAATGCGCGGCCTTTTTCGACGAGTTGAAGCGAGCCGGTCTGGTCCGCGAGACATCGGGAGGTTGGGCGATGAAGCATGGCGAGATCGAGCCATGACCGTGTTGCCGTGGCCACGGACGGGCAGATGCGGCGCGTGCGGACGTTCGGCCCTCGAATTCCCCTCCGGCCGGTGGACGCACCTGGGCCGACCGTGCCGGACCCGCTACCAAACCATGTGGACGGTCGACGACGTCCGCATCCGAGCGGCGTGCCGGTTTGTGGCGGACGGCGAACCGTTGCCGACCGAGCCGGACAAGTACCTGGTGGAGCAGCCCACCGGACGCGTCGCGGAGTTCGAGTTCGGTATCAGCCGGGCCAACCGTCTGGAGACCGTGCGCGAGTTCCTTGCGCGACAGGCCGAGGCGGGAGTGCGGCATGGCGGCCGGTAACGCGCGGCACGTGATCGGTCAGCACGAGATGGACATTCTCGCGATGATCGCTTCGGGCCTGACGGTCGACAACATGCTCGCCACAGGGCCATGGTCCGCGAGCGAAATCGGTGCGGTGATCCGGCGGCACGGCCTGGTGGTCGACGAGGACGGCCGCGTCACGGCGGCAGCGTCGCCCGTGGACCAGGACGTGCGGGACGCCCTGGCATCGCCGAGTCCGCTGGTGCGTCAACAGGCCCGGCGTGCCTATGCCCAGCTGGTGAAGCTCCGCAAGGTTCAGGGCATGCAGGCCGCCCGGGACATCTCGGACGACCTGCGTCGGCTACAGCGCAAAGCCCTGCAGGACTGGCTGGGCTGGCTGCAGGCGGCAACCGCTGGCGCCCGGGACGAACTTGCCCGACTGCGCGGCAGTTCACCCCGCTCGACTCGTACCAAGGCGGCCGCGTCATGAGCTGACCTGGCGCGTCTGGCCGATTGACCTGGCGGTCGGTGCCTCCTTCCCCGAGGCACCGGCCGCCGACCCACATCCACGATCGACCGTCCAGAAAGGATGACAATCCGGTGCCCTACTCGCTGCACGAGGACAACCTCGGCAGGGATCCGCGGTGGGCTGTGTTGGCCCGGCACGGCGATCCGGACAGCCCGGACCTACTGGAACTCAGCGAGAGCCGCCGCCGCACACACCTGGCGCGGCTGGAAGCACGCCGGCGGATGCTGATTGCCTCCTACTACCTGATGACCTTGGAAACCTCCGCACACAAGGACGACGGTTACCTCACGCTGGAGGCCGCGCTGGTCTGCTGCGGCGGTGAGGTGTGGCAGCTGGAGGCGTTGGCCACCGCCGTGTGCGGGCGGCCGCCGTTCCTGCATCGGCAGGGCGATCGGTGCTCGGCCAAGAACTGCGTCGACTCCAGTCCACCATGGCGGAACAACTACGAGTACCGCATTTGCAGTTTCTTGAAACGCAATCCCAGCAAGGTCGAACAGGACCGCAACAAGGCCCAGAAGGACGACGCACGCGACCCTCAGCTGCGTGCGCTGCTGCTCAAACGCGACGGCCGGTTCTGCCGCTACTGCCGTTCCGGACCGCTGTCGGAGAAGGCCGGCAAGGCCGCCGAGCGCCGCAAGGTGCTGCAGCGCGACCACGTCGACCCGGACCTGCCGGCCGGGCCGGACGCCGAGAACTACGTGACCACGTGCGCCAGCTGCAACGAGCACAAGGCCCGGCGCACCCCGTTCGAGGCCGACATGACGCTGCTCGACCCGCCCACCGAAGCCCAGATCCAGGAGTGGACCGAGGCCGGCCTGACGCTGTTCGACCCACCATGGATCACATCCGCGATCACCAACCGGATCACCGACGAATCACGGCCGGATCATCGACATATCAGTGATCACGACGGTGATCAACACGGTGATCCGGTTGGTGATTCGTCCACACCAGACGACCGCCCAGCACGCCCTGAAACGCTGGACAACCAGCAAGATCACGTGCCGGATCACCGCCCGGAAGGGTTCGGCTCGGGTCGGGTCGGGGACCGCCCTGATGGCCATCTCGGAGCCCTCGGCCAACCCGTCCGGGGTCTCGACAGCCCCGACATCTACCACCGCCGGTCCCGCAGTCCTGCCCCGCCAGACACACCAAGTGGGTGAGCCCCGTGTCCATGACTCCGCGTCAACGCGAGGAGTACCGACTCAGCACCTACGCCGAGCGGGAGCAGTTGCGCGAGATCGCCCAGACCGTTCCCTGCCCCGAGCCGCCTCTCGGATGCGGCCGCCCCGCCGACGAGCCGTGCGTCAACCGCATCGGCGAACCGCTCAAGCACATGGACCACACCAGCCGGCTACGCCGAGCCCAAGCCGCAAAGGATCCGTCGTGATCGCTATCGACCGAGCCGAACCGCCTGAGGTCGCTCAAGCCACCCGGCGGGCTATCAGAGCCGCGTACGGCGGCTCGCTGGCGTGGTTGACGGCGAGGTTGTTCGGGTGACCAGCACCTGTGTGATCGCGTCGTGCCAGCGACCGAGCGAGACCACGATGTGCTTGGCCTGCTGGACACAGCTGCGCGGGGCGTTGACCGACGTCGCTGACTGGCTCGCCGAGGACCTTGAGCTCACCCGCACCGGCCGGACGAAGTTCACTGGCGCGCCGATCGGCAGGGTGAAGGGTTGGTCCGAGCGGGCATTGCCGATCCGTCCAGCGGCGGCCGCGATCGCCGATCAGTTGCCCACCGTGCTCTACTCCTGGGTGCGTGAACTGTGGGACATGCACGCGGCCCGGTGGCTCGCGTGCGAGACGTGCGACGCCCAGTGGTTCGGCGGCGAACAACAACACGCCGTCCCCGAGTGCACCGGCCGGTGGGACTTGCGCGTCGAGCAACTCGGCGACATCGATACCACCACGGCCGGACTGGCGCGGTGGCTGCTGGGACACACAACATGGATCCGCACCCACCCGGCCGCCGAGGATCTGCACGGCCAGGTGATCAACGCCTACCGGGCGGCCATGAAAGTGATCGACCGCCCGCCGGCCCGCGAGTACATCGGGATGTGCTCGGCCGAACTCGAAGGCCAACTGTGCGAGGTTGACCTGTTCGCGTCGGAGGATCAGGACTCGGTCAGCTGTCGCGGCTGCGGTGCGAACTGGTCGGTACGGGATCGGCGGGCCTGGCTTTCCGACGCCGTCGATCACCAGTACCTGCCGCCCGCCCTGGTGATCGCCGCAGTGGCTCGACACGGATACCGGTTGACCATGTCAATGTTGCGCAACTACCGGGCCCGCGGCCGGCTGACCGCATACGTGGTCGACCCGGAGTTCATCGGTCCGTTGCGTGAGCAGGACGACCGGTACGGCTGGCGGGTTCGGCCTATGGTCGAACAGGACTATCCGAGCCCGCTGTACCTGGTGGCCGATGTGGTCGACGTCCTGAACAGCAAACACCGTCGAACCCGGCTGGACAAATGAGCACCTCGTCCGATGCTTACTTTGACATCAACGCATTCTGCATCATGACCTTCGGTCAACGCGAGCGTCTGTTTCATTTCTGACCCATCGTGCGACTGTGTCGTTAATAAGGAGTCAGTGGCGTTCGGCCCACAATCAACTGTCTGCATTTTTGGGCGGACCTAATCTTCGTGCGGGAACCGCGCCCCGGCGAACTGCGGCTCTTCCGCGAACGTCGAGTGCTTGAGCGCGTGGATCCCCCCGGTGAACGTCGCCTGCCTGAACGACGCGTATCCGCTGAACGTCGCGTCGACGAACCCAGCGAATCCGGTGAACCTTGCTCGATTGAACAACGCGTGTCCGGTGAACGTCGCTCTGCGGAACCCTGCGTGCTTGGTGAAGTTCGCCTCCGTGAAATCCGCGCTCCTCTTGAACTTAGCTGCGGCGAAGTTGGCGTCCCCGGTGAATGTCGTGCCGCGAAAGGAAGCATCGCCCGCGAACACTGCCTCCTTAAATATGACTCTGTTCACCCTGCAGAGATGGAGATCGAAGTCAATGAGGAGGGTTCCATTCAAGTCGAGGTCGATGTCCTTCCAGAATGTGCCGAATATATCCCGCTCGTCGCCGGGTGTGAGATGCGCTGCGAGAAGCTTCTGGACGGTCAGCCGAACCTCACGCTCTTGGACTCCCATCCGATAGTCCTTGACCACGGCGTCGTGAGCGGTCGACCGGTCTGGCGGTTCGCCTGGTCGCTCGTAGGGCATACGCAAATAGGCGCACAACACGTTTACAATCGTCTGTCGCTGTCCAGGATTATTCTGCCCGACTCGCTCAAGGGCATAAAGGCCACCGAGACGCACAGGGGCCTTGTCGGAGCCTAGTTGTTCAACGGCCTTGGTGTACAACTCGGTGACACGCTTCTCAGCGGCATCCAGTTCGGTGGCCGCCGCAGAAACTTCCTGGTGCCATTGCCGGCGTACCGCGAGCAACAGCGCGAAAACCCCACCGGTGCCCGCACCGATACCCAACCCGGTCTTGACTGCCTCCACTCGAGCAGCAGCAGGGTCTTTGGCCTGGTTAGCTTCCTCTAGCAGCCACGCCGTGGCACCCCACGTGACCCCGGCAACGACCGCTCCTCCCAGCGCAACTATCCACCAACTCAACGCCTGGGACGTACGCATGTGTTTTGGCCGGATTTTCCGGACCAGTGCAGTGGTAAGCAGGCCACACGCCAGTGCGAAAACCAACTGCCGCCAGCCCACACGATGCCATAGCCACTGCGAAAGGCCCGGCCAGTCCACCCAACCGGTCGTGGCCAGCAAGCCACCCGCTAGCAGCAGTACGCCAATAGCTGCCGGCGCAACTACACCACGTCGCATTTACCGATAGTCGCGGCTTGGAACCACTTCGTCACGCTTCGCTTGGCATACGTTCCGTAACGTTTCACAGAAACGGACATCCAGGCACTCGTGGTCTCGGGTCGATCCGACGTGTGTCTGGTTCTAACGTGGCCAGTTGCTGTCGGCGGCTGGTCTCACCGCAGCGCGTGCGTTCTCAGGCTATGGAAAGGTGGCGCGGTGACCAGCGAGATGTGGGCCGTTGTGCGTGTTGGCCCGGAAGGCGTAGCAGAGACCCTTGTCGTGATCCCCAACCGTGATGTTGCGCTAGGGGTGGTGGCTGAACTCGGGGACGGGCATCACGCCGAGCCTGTGTTGGTTCTCGGGCCGGACGACGGTTGCACCGTGGTGCACACCTGGACGTGTCGCGCGGTGGTGGTCGACGGACGTGTGGACCGGGTTGAGCAGCCGGTCCGGCTGGCTGGCGCGTCGCGGCTGTTGTTGCCCGGTGATGAATCACCGGCCGACCGGGTGGTGGTCGACGAGGAGGCCGCGGCCCTGGAGGCGTCGGTGCTCGGGGTGTCGGTGCGGTACGTGTCCGCATACTCCGTGACAGGCGACGGTGCGCGGGCATTGGCGGAGCGTCGTGCCCGGGAGTTGGCTGACGGCAACGGAACCCAGTAACCAAAGTGTGATGCGCGTATCCCAGAAAACATCTTGCGTTTGCGGGATGTCACATCCCATGATAGAGGGGTCCCGCCGGGACGGCCCCGAACATCAATCGGGCGCTAGCACCGCCCCCGTTCGGGGATCAACTCCATAGAGGAAGGAACTCCGGAATGGACGAGTCCATATCGGATAACCGCTGGTACGGGGTCCGATACCACGAAAGCGTGGGCGAAGATCTCTACCGTGTGGCCGGTCGGATCCTGTCGGATCTCAAGACCGACCAACACGAAGGGCGGATGCCGAAGGAAGCCGTCCTGATGGTCGCGATCATGGACCACCACATGATCGTCCAGGTGCACCTGCAGTCAGACATGGTGCGTGAGAACTGGGGATCGGAAACGATCCGCGCTCGCGTCTACACCGTGATGGCTCGGTACAACTGGAAAGGCCGGCGCAACCGGGCAGACGTGCGCTACACCACCGTCTGCAAGGTCCGCACCGTCCGAGACCGGCTGGACGCGCTGACTCTCGGCGCGATCATCGGGTAACCACCCCTGGGGCGGCACCAGCCAGGTGCCGCTCCGGCCGGAGTCCCCTCCATGGAGAAGCCCCGACGCGCTAGCACCGCGCCGGGGCCAAGGAAGAAACTCCAGACCGTCAGAATACCGCAGGAGCGTCCCCATGCCTCGCAAGCCGACCCCGCCCCCTCGGGCCGAACTGGCCAAGGTTCGCGCTGCCGCGAAACGTCTCGCGGACCTGGAAACCAAGGTCGAACAGGCTCGCGCCGAGCGCAACGCCCTTATGGCGGCCGCACGCCAGGCCGGCGCGACCGGCGACCAGCTCGCCGATGCGGCAGGCATCGCCCGGCGCAACGTCCTGGCCGCCATCAGCGCGGCACCCGATGCGTCAGATCAAGAACACGAGAACTCACGGTGAGACCGCGATCGCTCATTCCTCGTTCGCGGGCCGGCGTCCGGTCGGGATCCTGTCGACTCGGGCCCAGGGCTGGCCGCTGTTGTGCTCCTGCGCGAGCCGGCCGGCGTGGGCACGAAGGGCGTCTTCGACGAACGTGCGCAGTGAGTAGCCCGAGCTGACTTGCTGCTGCATCCCGGCTACCGCGTTGCGTGCCAGGTCGCGGGCCTCTGCCGAGATGTGCGTTTGGAACAGCACGCGATCCTCGGACATACTTGACTCTCTCCCCATCGTGGGAGGCACGGGAGCGGGCAGGTACACACTGCCCGCTCCCTGCTATCCGACTAGCCCTGTTCCTCGTCGGCGATCTCCGCCCGAGCGGCCTCCACCATATCGTCCACGAGACTGACGACTGTGTGAGGTGACGCGCCTAGGGCGTAGAGGTCTACCAACGTGTGCTTGGGCAGTACCGCCTCGTGGTAGCCGAGCGAAAAGAGTGCTCGGTCCACAACCGCCAGCCAGAGGGGCAAACGAGGATCGGTCTCGCCAGGGAGCAATGCCTCGGCGAAGTTCTCGCACGCCTTCCGAAACGCTGGAGGAGATTCGTCGTACCACGCAACGAGTTGCGCGAGCCTCTCCGGCGGTAACGTGTCCAGCCATGTGTATGGCCGGTCGTCGTCGGACACTCAGTGCCTCCACTCTGTAATTGTGCTGTCCGGCCAACCCGGACAAGAAAGATATTACATAGCTTTCATGTGGAGATCAAGTCCTTGCGGCACAAAAGGTTTCGCGTTCTCGGCGCAGGTTCCCGTGTGGACGGTTACTTGTCGAGAAGGTCTATCGGCAGTGACTCGAACCAGTCCGCGACATCCACGAGCTCGGTACGGGACGCGCCGTTGTCGAGATTGATCATGGTGACTTCGCCGTCGTGCTCGACACGCTTGACCTTGTCTGACATGTTCCTGCTCCTGACGGGCTGGCGCGTCACGTGTGGTCGTCCATGGTACTGCGGGCCTGCTCGTGGGCAGGGGGTGAGTGACAGTCTTATCTGACATATGTAAGATAAGGGTCATGGACAAGCTCCGAAGGGTCACCGAGCCCTTGCTCGATGTCCTCGAAGTGCTGGTAGAAGCCACGTGCGAGGGTCGAGGAGTGCACGGCTACGAGATCATGCACGTGACCAAACGACTCGGCCCGACTGTCTACGGTGTGCTAGACAAGCTGGAAGACATGAAGTGGATCACCGGCCAGTTCGAGGACCGCAATCTCGACAACCCTGGGAAACCGGCCCGCCGCTTCTACCGGTTGACGGGCGAGGGGGCTTTGGATGCCGAGCAATTGCTTCACGCGCGTCGCCCTGTCCGATCCGCCGCCCTACCGCGTAAGCTCGGTTGGGTTCAACTGGTCATTGGCGTGTGCAAACTGGGCGGTGCTCGGTGACCTTTTGGCAGATTGTGGTCGCAGTCGTTCTCGGCCTGATCGCCAACGAAGTGTCTGACGTGTCCTCGTGGTGTGCGGAACGTGTCGTTCGGGCAGCGGCGCGGCTCCGCTATCCGGATGGAGAGCGGCGTGAAGTGCGTCTCGCCGAGCTCGTGGGACTCATCGGGACGCGTCCTGGCAAGTTGTTCAAGCTGCTCACGGCATTGATCTTCCTTGTGGCCGCGATGCCAGCAGGCGTGAAACGACTTGCTAAGAGCAGGCGAATCGTTTTGCCTTGGAAATGGTCGGACCGTTCCGTCGCTCTCCTTAGCGGTTTCGGCGTGTTGATTTCACTGGCGGGTGTCGTCCTGTCCGCCAATATTGACCGCCAGGCTGTAGTGCTTAGGCCCCCCGGCTTCATAGGCTTTGCCCTCTTCTTCGTCGTCTGGGGTTTCACAGTCAAGCTCGTGCGACGGCGGCGCAAGCGGGCGTATCTGAAACGGAGGGGTGATCGTCCTCGTACGTGAGCCGACCGGTGGCGACTTGCGGTGATCGAAGTCGGACGCTATGGTCGGTCAACCTAGTTGACTTGTCTCCAGCGAACCCCCGCACCACCCCTTCGGGTGCGGGGGTTCGTCGTGTTCGGGGAGGAGACGCCATGGATTGGGATCTGGTGTGGGGGATCTTCGTATCTGCCGCGACGGTCGGGTTCGGCACGCTGGAGATCACCTCGTTGGTGACCGAGCATCCGGGCCAGGGTGAGCGCGCGACCTTGTCGGCGACGCTGCGCAAGTGGCTGGGGATCCAGCCGCCGGCGCCGCGCCGGTGGTGGGCTCGCGCGTTGTTCGCCGGGCTGCTCGGGTGGTTCGGGCTGCACATCCTGACGCCGTGGCTGTGAGCGGCGGTCGGGTGCGGCGGTCGGGCAGCAGATGGCGGCGGTTTCGGCGGTTGGTGTTGGAGACCTACGGCCCGGTGTGTTGCTTCGGTACGGCGTGCAAGTTCGGCAAACTGGCGATTGATCTTGGCCTGCCGGTCAACCATCCGGCCGGGTTCACGGTGCATCACCTGGATCCGCTGTCGCTGGGTGGGTCGCTGCTGGATCTGGAGCGGGCCCGGCCGGCGCACCGGCGGTGCAACTCTTCGCAGGGCAACCGGCCGATGGCGTTGTCAGCGTGGACCTCGCACGACTGGCCGACAAGTTGATCACGAACGGGATGGATTTTTAGAGGTCAGGCGCCGGATACCCCGCTGTCAGGCTCCAAAATTTTCTCTCCCCGAGAGGCCGGGAACCGCTGGAGGTGATCACGGTGACGACCGATCGGATCACGGTGATGACCAGCGTGGCAAGCGCTGCGATCACTGCGTTCCGCAAGCGCGAAGGCATCACCCGGGCGGAGTTCGCCGAGGCCGCGTGGGAGCACGGCGCGCCGGCCACGTTCACCGCGACCGTGGTCGGCGCGCTGGAGACCGGTCGACGCTCGGCCGGCGGCCGGCGCCGGGAGATCACCCTGGACGAGCTGGTGTTCCTGGCCGCCACGATCGGTGTGCCGCCGGTGGCGCTGCTGGGCGAGCAGGCCGTCGTGTTCACCGGCGACACCCCGGCCCAGTGTCCGCGCTGTACGGCCCGTACGGGCACCCTGCAGCGGCGTGTGCGCGAGGACATCGACGCGTTGGGAGATCTGGCCGGGGTGGACCCGTCGCTGGCGGAAACGGCCTACGTGCTGGCCGAGGCGATCGACTCCGGCGGCGGTGAGGGCGGGCGGATGCTGCCGCGGCTGACCCGGGAGCTGCGCGCGACGCTCGAGCAGATCCTGGCCAGCGCACCGGCCGGCGACCTGCCGGACGACGACGAAGACGACGACCTTGCCGAACCCGAATGACCGCGCGGCGGTGTATGCCCACTACGGACTGACCTGCCCGCCCAGGTTCGCCACCCTGCGCAACGTCGAGAACCCCACGCTCGGCCCGAAGGTCGCCCGGATCTCAGCGCGGCTCGGCGCGCCGTTCATGCCCTGGCAGCGGTACGTGTTCGACACCGCGCTGGAGATCGACCGGTACACCGGCCTGTTCGTCTACCGCGACATCGGCTGCACCGTGCCGCGCCAGTCCGGTAAGACCACCGGGATTCTGTCGCTCGCCACTCATCGCGGGTTGGCGTGGCAGCGGCAGAAGATCGTGTACGCGGCCCAGAACGGCACCGCGGCGCGGCAGAAGTGGGAGGACGACCAGCTGCCGATCCTGGCCGCGGCCGGCTACCTGCCGGCCGAGGGCGAGAAGCTGTTGCCCAGCCACAAGGGCCGGGTGCGCAAGGCCAACGGCCGTGAGGCGATCATCTGGCGCAAGACCCAGAGCCTGTTCACGTTGCACGCCAACACCGAACGGGCCGGGCACGGCAACACCCTGCACCTGGCGGTGGCCGATGAGTACTTCGCCCAGGTCGACTACCGGATCTCGGCGGCCTGGTCGCCGGCCATGATCACCGTGCCGGACGCCCAGCAGTACTGGTTTTCCACCATGGGGACCAGCAAGTCGGTCCCGATGAACGAAGCGGTCAAAGCCGGTCGGGAGATGGTCGAGTCCGGCGCGCATACGCGGGTGGCCTACTTCGACTGGTCGGCCCCGCACGATTCCGACCGGGCCGATCCAACGGCCTGGTTGGCGTGCATGCCGGCGCTGTGTCCGGACCTGGTGTGCCGGTGCTCGCCGGACTGGCGACACACGGTCACCATCCCGATCATCGAGACCGAGCTGACCAAGGCCACCACGCCGGCCCAGCTGGCCGAGTTCGACCGCGCGTACCGCAACATCGTCCGCGAGGACGACGAGATCGAGACCGACCCGAACGTCCCGACCGCGGCCGAGTGGGAGCTGCTGGCCGACGCCCAAGCCAAGGCCGCCGGGGACGCGATCGCCATCGCGATCGACACCACCCCGATGGCCAGCCACACCGCCATCGTCGCGGTCGGCGACGGCCCGGACGGTCATCCGCTGGTGGTCCTGCTCAAGCACGGACCGGGAACCAGCTGGGTGCCCGCCTACTGCGAGGAGTTGGCGAAGTCGCTCAGCCCGGTGGCCTGGATCCTGGACGCGGCCTCCCGCACGGGCGAGCTGATCGAGCCGCTCAAGCGAGCCGGGATCGTGCGGCACGCGCCGGACGAGAAGTTCCCGCGCGGCGGCCTGTGGATCCCGACCACACAAGACGTCGGCGCCGCGTGCGGCGCGCTGACCACCCGGGTGCGCACCGGCGGCCTGGTCCATCTCGGGCAGCCACCGATGGCGGCCGCGGTCGCCGGCGCGAAGACCCGGCCACTGGGCGACGGCGCGATCGCCTTCGGCCGCAAGGTGTCCAGCGCGGACATCTCCCCACTGTGCGGGACCGCGTTGGCGTTGGCGGCCTACCTGAAGTTTCAGCACCTGGCGGCCGTCGAGGACTACGACCCGCTGGACAACATCTGGTGAAAGGGGGTCGCGTGGACCGGTTGCCTTCGGCAGGCCAGCGCGCCCAACGGTTGGCGTTGGCGTGTGCGCGGCCGGCCGGGCTGCTGCTGCGCGCGGCCCCGGCGCTGATCGGGCTGCTGCTGGTGTCCTACGGCGCCGGCCTGGTCTACGTCCCGGCCGGGTTCATCACCGCCGGCACCCTGGTGCTGGTGGACGTGATCGCCGGTCGGGTGGCCGACGAGCGGCGGACACGGGCAGGTGATCGCGAGTGAGCTACGTACTCGGCCGACGCGAACAGCGCCAGTTTCAGTTCATCAACCCGCCGATCCCGCCCAACTCACAGGCCGGCGGCACTTACGGCGGGTCGCTGGATTTGTCGCGTACCGAGGCGAGCCTGCAGAAGATCGCCGTGTGGTCGTGCGTGAACCTGGTCGCGACGATCGCGGAGATCCTGCCGGTCGACGTCTACACCGGACAGGACGCCGACCGCAAACCGGTCCCGATGCCCGCGTGGATGGCCGATCTGGACGGCACAGGGCACGGCCTGGGCGACTGGCTCTACCAGTACGTGTTCTCGGCCATGCTGCGCGGCAACGACTTCGGCACCGTGCTGGACCGCGACCCGATCCGGGGCACACCGACACAGATCGTGCTGCAGCACCCGGACGAGGTCCGGCTGCGACGTGACCCGGTGGACGGCACGCTCACCTGGTACGTCAACAACCAGGAAGTCAAGGCCGACCGGATGTGGCATCGGCGAGTACACCCGATGCCCGGCCGGACGCTCGGGCTCTCCCCGATCGAGCTGCACGCGCTGACCATCGGGTTGGGCATCAGCAGCCTGCAGTTCGGATCGCAGTGGTTCCGCGACGGCGCGCACCCATCCGGCATCCTGTCCAACGACGAACTGGACCTGAAGAACAAGGCCCAGGCCGACACCGCGAAAGCCCGGTTCCTCGCGGCCGTGCGCGGCACCCGCGAACCGGTGGTGTTGGGCAAGGGCTGGAAGTTCGACGCTATCCAGGTCGCGCCGAACGAGTCACAGTTCCTGGAGACCAACAACTACACCTCGGCCGAGTGCTGCAACATCTTCGGACCCGGCTTCGCCCAGGTGTTCGGCTACAGCACCGGGAACAACTCGCTGACCTACCAGAACATTGAGCAGCGCAGCCTGGACCTGCTCACCTACGCGGCCGACCCGTGGCTGGTGCGGGTCGAACGCGTGCTGTCCGCGCTGCTGCCCAAGCCGCGCGAGGTGAAGTTCAACCGCGGCGCGCTGCTGAAGACCGACCTGCTCACCCGCTTCCGGGCGCACGAGATCGCGCTGCGCAACCGGTTCGAGACCGTCAACGAAGTCCGCGCGCTGGAGGAACTCGGCCCGGTGCCCTGGGGCGAGGAACCCAACCCGCCGAGCGCCGCCCCGGCCCCGGACATGAGTGAGGGAGGGCACCAGTCGTGAAGACGAAACAGGACCGCGCCGCGCTCACGGGTGGCACGGAGCGGCGCGCCTACCCGGTCCAGCTCGAAGTTCGCCAGCAGGCCGGCGGAACGGTCAAGCTGGACGGCTATGCCTCGGTCACCGAGCAGGTCTACGAGATGTGGGACTGGCTCGGCCCGTACGGCGAGATTGTCCGCCTGGGCGCGTTCACCAAGACCCTGTCGGAAAACCCGGCCACTCAGCTGCTGCTCAACCACGGCGGCCTGTCCATGGCCTACACCCGGGCCGGCACGCTGCGCCTGGCCGAGGACTCTACCGGGCTGCACATGACCGCCGAGGTGAACACCGCCCGCACCGACGTGCGCGACATGGTCACCGCGATCGAGGACGGCAACGTCGACGAGATGTCCTTCGCGTTCCGGGTGCTGCGTCAGCAGTGGTCGCCGGACTACGACCAGCGCGACATCCTCGAAGTCGACATCCACCGCGGCGACGTGTCCGTGGTGAACTTCGGCGCCAACCCGGCCACCTCGGTGCAGGCCATGCGCGCCCTGCAGGTGCCGGCGCTGTCGCGGTCCAGCCGGTTCGCCGAGGTCGCCCGCTCGGTGCTGCTGCAGCGCGCCGGCACCACCCTCACGGCCGCGACGATCGGGCAGCTGTACCGGGTGCTCGGCCTGGTCGCCACCGCCGACGACGCGGACACCGAGGCCAAGGCCGCGCTCGCCGAGCTGCTCGGCCTCGCCCAGCCTGACGACACCGCCCCCGAGCCGGCCGAGTCGTCGGTGTACTCGCTGCTCGCGCAGCCGCAACGTCCCGCCCAGCAGCGGGAAACGGCGCCGCTGGCGCTGTACCTGGCCCAGGCGCAAGCCCTGGACCGGTAACCACCCTGCAGCACCGCACGCGCCGGAGCCCCGCGCCGGAGCGCACCCCCGTTGTGCGCCGCCACCCGGGAGCCGCCACCCGACGGCACGCAGGCGTGACCCCACCCGTCACTCATCAGGAGGGAGAACTCCGTGTTGGAGTTCCTTCGCCAGCAGCTGCAGCAGCTGCTGGAGGCACGGGCCACGCTGAAGTCCGACCTGGACCAGATCCTCGTGGCCCCCACCACCGACAAGCGCAACCTGACCGCCGAGGAAGACACGGCGTTCAGCGAGAAGCGCGACGCGATCAAAGCCAAGGACACCGAGATCCAGGCCCTGGATGCCCGCATCGCCGAGGTGACCGAGATCGAGGAACGCAGCCAGCGCGTCGACCAGCTGCGCGCCGAGCTTGGCCAGACCGGCGAGCAGCGCAACCCGGCCGTGTCAGCCCGGGTTACCTCCGAGCCGACCACCTACCACCGCGGCAGCAAGCACTCCTATTTCCTGGATCTGGCTCGCGTCGACCTGCGCCGCGGCGACGCCGACGGCGGTGTCACGGCCGCCCAGGAACGGCTGCAGCGGCACGGCAAGGAGATGGACGTCGAGCTGCCGGCCAGGGAGAAGCGGCGGGCAGACCGCGCCCGCAAGCAGCTGGAGAACCTGGACAGTGAGGAGAAGAACCTCCGCGCGGAGTCCGGGTTCGAAAAGCGCGTCAACCCCAACCGGGTCGACGGCCAGGGCGGCTACTTCGTTCCGCCCCTGTGGCTGGTGGATGAGTATGTCGACCTGCCCCGCTTCGGCCGCGCGTTCATGAACACGGTCCGCAACATGGACCTGCCGTCCGGCACGGACTCGGTGAACGTGCCGAAGATCGCGACCGGCACGGCCACCGGGATGCAGACCGCCGACGCCGCGGCCGTGACCTCCCAGGACGCCACCGACACGTTCATCACCGCACCGGTCCGCACCATCGCCGGCCAACAGGACGTCGCCCTGCAGCTGCTGGACCAGTCGCCGGTCGGGTTCGACGAGATCCTGTTCACCGACCTGATCTCGGACCTGAACATGCGCCTGGACATCCAGGGCATCAACGGCAGCGGCGCCGCCGGACAGCTCAAGGGCCTGTTCCAGGTCGCCGGGGTCAACACGGTGACTTACACCGACGCGACGCCGACACTGGCCGAGCTATGGCCCTTCCTCATGCAAGGACTGTCGCTCTCGGCGAAGAACCGCAAGATGATGCCCTCGGCGATGTTCCTCACCCCGTCGCGGTGGTTCTGGATGGCGTCCTACCTGGACTCGCAGAACCGGCCGCTGATCACCCCGGAGACCAACGCCCCGTTCAACCCGATGGCGCTGCAGACCGGCGGCGACGTGGAAGGCCCGGTCGGCCGAATCCTGCAGTTCCCGCTGATCGCCGACGGCAACATCCCGAACAACCTCGGCGCCGGCACCAACGAGGAATGGATGTTCAACGCTCGCACCTCGGACATGTACCTGTGGGAAGGCGCCAAGCGGACCCGCGTGCTGCAGGAAGTCCTGTCCGGCACGCTGCAGGTCCGGTTCCAGGTCTACGAGTACGTCGCGTTCATGGCGGACCGGCGACCGGAGCAGATCTCCATCCTCAAGGGCACCGGCCTGCTCGCCCCGGCCGGCTATTGATCTACCCCAGTTGATACCGGGCCGGCGATCCACCAGGGTCGCCGGCCCACCAACCCCTGTCTGTCCCTATTGGAGGTCAACGTGGTGTACCCACCCACACAGCTCGTCGATGAACTGCGCGCACTGCACACCGAGCTGCACAACTACGAAACTCGCGGCCGCTCCGACCGCGCCGATCAAGTCCGGCACGAGATCGCTGGCCGGGTCGCCGTCGCTCGCGACACCATCGCCCGCCTGGACCAGGCGGCAGCCCAACACGACCAGACCGGAGCGCACACCGAAGCGGCCGCCACGCGCGTCCGCGCGAACGAGCTGCGCGCCGGCCTGGCGGACCTCGACATCCCGGAGAGCGGCGAGGCCGACCAGACCACCACCGCGGCCGCCGACACAACGCAAGATCCGCCCGGCGAGGACACGGCCGTACTGGCGGCCGACGGCCAGGCGCACGCAGAGACGGCCGCCGACACAACGCCGCGCCAGCGCGCGGTTCCGCGCAAGAAGTAACGACCGGGGTGTCTCGATGGCGGTCACCATCTACGCCGAGCAGGACACGCTCAAGCAGTCGTTGGGCATCAACGACACCAACGACGACCTGCTGCTGGGCAAGGCACTCAGCGGTTCCTCGCGAGCGATCGACCGGGTCACCGGCCGGCGGTTCTGGCTCGACGAGGCACCCGTAGCGCGGATCTACCGCCCCGGCCGCCGGGTCACCTGGGACCGCGACGGCATGCTGCTGATGACTGACGACATCGGCGACGCCGCCGGGCTGACCGTCGAGACCGGCACCGCCGGCTCGTGGACGCCGATCAACGACTACGAAACCCATCCGGAGAACGCGCTCGCCACCGGCGAACCGATCACCGGACTGTTGCGGCTGGCGTGGTGGTTCGGCGGATTCGGGCTACGGGTTCGCATCACCGCCAGGTGGGGCTGGCCGGCCGTACCCAACGACGTCGAACAAGCCTGCCTGATCCTGGCCCGCCGGCTGTTTCACCGCAAGGACTCGCCGGCCGGGATCATGGGCTCGCAGGACTGGGTGGTGAACCTGGCCCGCAAGGACCCGGACGTCCAAGCGCTGCTCGACCCGGTCAGTCTGCCGGGGATCGGGTGATGCCGTCATGAACCTGGCGGCTGTGATGGACGAAGTCGGCTCCAAATTGGAGAAGGTTCCGGGGCTTCGGGTACGTGCCTACAACGCGGATTCGGTCGCCCCGCCAGCGGCGATCGTGCTCTTGCCCGAAGAGATCACCTATGACGAGACCTATGCCCGCGGTTCGGACTCGATGACTCTCATCGTGGACGTGTTGGTGGGCAAGGCATCCGACCGAGCAAGTCGCACCACGCTGGCCGAGTACGCCGACGGGTCCGGCGTGAAGTCCATCAAGCGGACGGTGGACAACAGCGACAGCAACAGATACCGCTCGTGCGACACCGTCACCGTGCGCAAATGCGAGTTCCCGGTAGCGAGCATGGGCGGCATCGAGTACCTGATGGCGAGTTTCCACGTGGACATCACAGGACCGGGAGCCTGACATGCCTTTGATTTCCAGCATTTCCCTCGCGGTGAACGCGGAGTTGACCACGGCCGCGGACCTGAAAGCGATCCCGAAGTGCACCCTGGCCTACTCCAAGCTCGCGGAGTTGGCCACCGGCACCGGCGTTGGCCAGGCCGACAAGCTGTGGTTCGACCAGCGCACGCTCGCTGCAGGTGCGAACGAGGATCTGGACCTGGCCGGGGTGCTCGCGGACATCTACGGCCAGGCCGTGACCTTCGCCCGAATCAAGGCTCTGGTGGTCGCCGCGGTCGTCGCCAACACCAACAACGTCGTCATCGGCGCGGCCGCATCCAACCAGTGGGCCACGCTGCTGGGCACTACCGGCACGGTAACTCTGCGCCCAGGTGCGTTCTTCGCCGCGGTGGCCGGCTCGACTGACGCCACCGGCTACGCGGTCACGGCCGGTACCGGCGACCTGCTGCGGGTAACCAACTCCGCCGGCGGAAGCACGGTCGACTACGAGATCACCATCATCGGCGCCAGCGCGTAGATTCGGGAGCTGACAATGACTTTCGTCCATGGCAAGAACACGTTTGTGTCCCTCAATGGGTCTGACATCTCGCCGTTCTCCAAGACGACGGACTGGGAACAGAACGCCGACGAGCACGATGTCACCTGCTACGGCAAGAACAGTCATGTGTTCGCCGGTGGCCTCAAGGGTGGCAAGTGCACCGTCGGCGGGAACTACGGCAACGGGACCACCGGGCCGCACGATGTGATCCAGCCGCTGATCGGGGCGGTTGTGGCCCTCGTACACCGGCCGGAGGGCACCGGCACCGGCAAGCCGCAGGACACCGTGAACGTGCTCGTCAAGTCCTACAAGGAATCCAGCCCGGTCGCCGACATGGTGTCCTGGACTGTCGACCTGACCTTCTCCGACGACGTCACCAGCGTCAACCAGCCATGAGAAAGGTCCGTTATGGACAAAGAGAAACTGTTCACGCCTCAACTCGACGAGCAGGACGTCGAGGTCCGAGGCGGCACGGTACGGGTGCGAGCGGTGAGTCGCCGAGAAATGCTCGACCTCCGCGCGAAGGTCAACGACCCGGTGCAGGTCGAGCAGCACATCGTAGCCACAGCCATGCTTGACCCGGTGCTCACACCCGATGAAGTGGGCCGCTGGCAGGAGGCCGCGACCCCCGGCGACCTGGAGAAGGTCACCGCGGCGATCGCGCGGCTCAGCGGATTGGACGAGCTGGCCGGGAAGGCCGCGTACAAAAGCGTTCGACGCCGATCCTGACCTCGAATTCGACTTCTTCCTGGCCGAGCAGCTGCACATGACCGTGGCGCAGTTGCGCACGGTCATTAGCAACCAGGAATGGCTCGAATGGTCCATCTACTTCGGACGCAAGGCACAGCGCCTGGAGCTGGCCGGCCACAAGTAAACAGGGAGGACACGGACGTGATTACCGAGCCGATCAAGATCGACGGTCTGGCCCAGTTCTCCCGCAACCTCCGCAAGCTGGACAACGACCTGCCCAAGGCCCTACGGCTGGCCGCCAACGCGGCCGCCGACGTCGTGGTAGCCGACACCGTATCCGCAGTGCCACGGCGCACCGGCAGAGCACAGTCCAGCGTGAAGGCCCGCAGCACGCGCACCGAGGCCCGCGTGCAGGCCGGCGGCACCAAGGCGCCGTACTTCGCGTGGCTGGACTGGGGCGGAAAGGTCGGCCGCAAGCACCACACCGCCCGCCCGTGGATCAAGACCGGCCGGTACCTCTACCCCGCGTACACCAAGAACCGCGACAAGGTCCGGGAGATCTTCGTCCAGGCCCTCCTCCAGGTGGCCGAGCAAGCCGGGATCGAGGTGGACTGATGGCAAACAAGAACACCGCCACCTTGGTACTCGCCGGCGACGAGAAGAAGCTCACCGACGCCATGGACCGGGTCGGCTCAGCAACCAAGCGAATGACCGACCAGGTGGACAAGTCCTCCTCGGACATGGAGCGGCTCACCGGCCAGTCGACCGAGAAGTCCGCCAAGTCCTACACCGGATTCATCGGCAAGATCGGTGAGGTCGGCCTAGCCATCCAGGGCCTGTCAACCGTGGGCGACGTCCTGGGCAACATCATCGGCGGCCAGGACATCGCCGGCAAGCTCGGGGCCCAATTGGGCACCACCACCGAGGAGGCCGGCAAGCTGGGTGGCCTGGCGGGAAAGATCTACGCGGACAACTTCGGCGAGTCCCTGGATGACGTCGGCGCCGCGGTGTCCCAGGTGGTCCGCAACATCGGCGGCATGGACCAGCTGGGCGCCGATGGCCTCAAACAGGTCAGCGAGTCCGCGCTGGCCCTGCGGGACACGTTCGACATCGACGTCACCGAATCCACCAACGCTGTTGGCCACCTGCTCAAAACTGGTCTGGTCAAGGACGCCCAGCAGGGCATGGACCTGGTCGCAGTCGCGTTCCAGAAGATCCCCAACGCGGCCGAGGACGCGACCGACACCCTGAGTGAGTATTCGGTCCAGTTCCAGAAGCTCGGCCTGGACGGCCCGCACGCGCTCGGCCTGATCGCACAGGGCATGCAGGCAGGTGCCCGCAACACTGACGTGCTGGCCGACGCGCTCAAAGAGTTCTCCATCCGCGCGGTGGACGGATCGGCCACCAGCATCGACGGCTTCAAGCAGCTCGGCCTGAACGCCACCACCACCGCCGAGATGATCGCGCGGGGTGGGGATTCCGCCTCCCAGGGGCTGAACCTGGTTTTGGAAAAGTTGAGGGGCATCAAGGATCCGGTGAAGCAGGGCCAGATCGCCGTCGAGCTGTTCGGCACGAAGGCCGAAGACCTCGGCAAGGCCCTGTATGCGTTGGATCCGTCCAAGGCCACGCAAGCGTTGGGCTCGTTCGAGGGAGCGGCCAAGCGCACCGGCGACAGCCTCTCGTCCGGGCCGACGGCGAAGATCGAGGCGGCGAAACGCGCGTTCGAGGGATGGGCCACCGACACCATCGCCAACGTCGTCATCCCAGTGGTGAGCGGCTTCGTCGACCTGCTCAACGCCACCCTGGTCCCGGCCCTGTCCAGTGTGGTCGGTTGGGTCAAGGAAAACTGGTCCTGGCTGTCGATCGTGCTCGCCGTGATCGCCGCCATGGCCGCCCCGATCGTCGCGGTCCAGGTCGCGATGGCCGCGTGGGAAGCGGCCACCAAGCTGGTGACCATCGCCCAAACGGCGCTCAACGCGGTCATGGACGCCAACCCGATCCTGCTGATCATCTCCGTGCTCGCCGGCTTGGTCGCGGCGTTCGTGATGCTCTGGGAGAAGTCTGCCGGCTTCCGCCAGTTCTGGATCGACCTCTGGGAACAGGTACAGAACGTTGTCGGTGTAGCGGTGCACTGGGTTGTCGACCGCTGGCACGACCTGATAGACGCATTCAACGCCACCGTTGCCTTCTTCCAACGCGTCGGCTCGGCCATCGGTGACGCCATCTCCGGCGGTATCCGCGGCGCGATCAACTGGGTGATCGGTGTCGTCAACGGATTCCTGCACGGGATCAACTGGGTGATCGATGGCCTGAACCACCTGCCGGGGGTGAACATCGGGCACATCCCGGACATCCCGAGACTACACACAGGCGGTCAGGTGGGTGGCGCGTCTGGCAGCGAACAACTCCGCGTCCTCCAAGCCGGTGAAACCGTGTTCCCAGCCGACAAACCACTGCCCTCGGGTGGCGGCGCGACGGCCACCGTACGGGTCGCCGGCGACGTCGATTCCGGATTCGCCACCTGGTTTCAGAACATGGTGCGCACCGGTGTGATCACCATCGAGGTGACGTGATGGGTCTGGATCTATCGTTTCCCCGCCGACCGGTCGCCGAGCTGTGGCTCGGCGGCCAGTGGCGTACGATCACCACCGACGTTCGACAGTCGCCGGCGGTCACCATCACCCGCGGCCGCAAGGACGAGTCGGCGAAACCATCCCCGTCCCTGTGTAAGTTCACCCTGGACGATGCGAGCCACAACTACAGCCCGCATGACCCCATGGGCGTCTACTACGGGCAGGAGTTCCTGAACGCGCCGTTCCGGCTCGCGTTGGAGGTCGGAGTCGACAACTTCGCCCGGACGACAGCGTCCGGGTGGGGAAGCAGCCCGCAGAACGGGGCGTGGACCACCACCACCGCGGGGACTGCCGGTACATCGGTGTCCAGCGGCGAGGGCAGACACTCGGTCACCACCACGCTGTCCTACGCGTTGACCACGTTGCAAACTATCACCGTCCGGGACGTCGAAGTCCGCACCACGGTGATCATCGATAGTGTGTCCTCGGTGACCGGTGGCTCCTTGGAGCCGGCCAACATCGCCTTGCGGATGTCCAACAGCGGCGCGGACTACTACCTGTGCCGCATGCTGGTCAATGCTTCCAACCAGGTTCAGCTGTCCATCATGGAACGGGACACCACGACCTTGGCTGGACCGGTGACCCTTACTACTGCCTACAGTGGACAGCAATGGAGCGTGGCGGCGTCGATCGAGGCCAGCACGATCAGGTTCAAGGCATGGCCTACCAGCGGTACCGAGCCACAGTCCTGGACTGTGTCCACCGTCCAGGACGGGCCGTTCGGTGCCGGTTGGGTCGGCATCCGTTCGGGTGTCGGGTCCGGCAACACCACCACCAAACCCGTTGTGTTCCGATACGACCGGATGGAGATTCGGCTCCCTCGGTTCGCCGGCGAGGTGTCGAAATGGACCCCGGACCGCAAGCTCGGCGAGGCCGATCGGACCATCGCCGTGGAAGCTTCCGGGCTGTCCCGGCGGCTGTCACAGTTCAAGAACCCCTTGCGCAGCAGCGCCTACCGATACATGACCGGCCCTGCCAAACCATTCACGCCCGTCGAGTACTGGCCGCTGGATCTACCCAAGGACGCCACCGACCCCGGCGCCAACGCAGTGCCCGGCGGCGTTTCCGCATTCCTGCAGCAGTATCTGGACGCCAACAATCAGCCGGCGGGCGCGATGACGTGGGGCAGCGGTACCGGCCTGGTCGGCGTCGGTCGCACCGCCCAGGTCACCAACAACGGGTCATTGATCCTCCCGGTCACCCGGCAGGCCCTGATCGGCAACTCCTACACCGTGTCCTGGGTAATGCGACTCACCCAGGACTCCGGCGGCCGGATCATCTTCCACAACAACACACTCTCGAACGACGCCAGCATCACGTACTTCACCGACGGCAGCTACGAAGCGCGGATCGGGGCTGGGCCGTCCACTGTCATCTTCGCCGGACAACTCCCGTTGGCCGGCTATGACGACACCTGGCACACCTACAGCTTCAGCATGTACGCCGACAGCGGCCATATCGTGTGCTCGTTCTCCATCGACGGAGTGTTCCCCTCTGGAGTCGCGGTCAGCCCCGCCACCTATACGCCCCTCAATATGATCGAATTCGAGGGCGGCGACATCCAGACCAGCGGGCCGGGCGCATTCGGCAACGTCGCCGTGTTCCCGCAGATCAACGCCAACAGCTTGATCTACGGCCTCCTCGATGACGCCTACCGCGGCCACTCGGGCGAGGCCCCGGCGAACCGGTTCGTGCGCATCGCGGCCGAGGAAGGCGTCGCGACAGACTCCTACGGCGACTACAACCCGCTGAGGCCCCTGACGCTGATGGGGCCACAGTCGGAGAAGACCCTGCTGGACCTGCTCGACGAATGCGTGACCGTTGACCGAGGTTCCCGCTACGAGCCGAAAAGCTCGGTCGCGGTCGCCCTGCGCACCGTGGGGTCCGCGCTCAACCAGACCCCGGCGGTGTCCCTGGACTACTCGGCCGGCTATGTCGGCGACCCGTTCCAACCCATCCTGGACGACCAGGGACGTCTCAACGACGTCACCACGACACGCCCAGGTGGCGGCACGTACACCGTCGCCCGGACTGTTGGACCGAAGAACACCCACGATCCCGGCACCGTAGCGGGCGCTGTGGGCCGCTATGACGGGTCGTTCGAGGTGAACGTCGCCGCGGACGCGATGCTGCCCGAGCAGGCCGGCTGGCGGCTGAACAACGGCACTGTGAGCGCACCCCGCTACCCGGTCGTGGTCGTGGATCTCCGCGCGCCTTCAGTGACCCAAGCCGTCGCCGTCGGGGTGCTGGACACCGGCATCGACGACTTGATCGAGGTCACCCATGCCACCAAGGCCGGCGTGTACTACCCCGCGCGCCTGCTCGTGCGCGGCTATACCGAGACGTTTGACACCGCGTTCCGGCACACCATCACGTTCACCGGTTCCCCGGCCGAACCGTACGACGTGTTCGTCCTGGGCGGTTCCGTGTTGGCCGGCCAGAGCGACAGCGGCAACCCGTCCACCTTGACCACAGGGGTCAACACCACCGCTACCAGTCTCACCGTGGCCAGCACCGGATACCTGTGGAAGACCGGCGCCCAAACCACTCAGGCCAACCTGGACGGTGAACAGGTCACCATCACCAACATCGCCGGCTCGGCCAGCCCGCAGACGTTCACCGTCACCCGAAGCGTCAACGGCGTGGTCAAACCCCACACGGCCGGAGCCCCGATCGAAGTCCTCAACCCGCGCCGACTGGCACCAGCCTAGGGAGTCGCCATGACGTTCTTCGCTGGACAGTTCCCTACAGCGGCCGACCTGAACGCGGCAGTCGCTCTCGGGCAGTTGGAGATGACCGTAGCCATCACCTCCAACAGCTCAACGTGGAGTAGCGGAACGAAGGTCCTTGGCCCTGGTGGCACGTTCACTGCGGTTGTCGGTGCGAACTACGCGGTCACCTTGGACTGCGCGCTGGCCACCGGCGCAGGCGTGGCCAACCCCTCGTTCGTGGTCGCCCTGGTGTCCAAGGCCGGCGGCGCGGCCGTCGCCACCGACCCCGTGTTCGCCGCCAAACCGATCACTTGCGTGACCAGCTCCGCGTTCTACGCCTTCCACGTCGGCGGCCTGTTCACCGCCACAGCAAGCGGAATCTACGGCGTGGCCGCCGTCGGGTGGCTGCTCCTCGGCACCGGCTCCGGCTACATCAGCGGCGACGGCACCAACTCGATCGGCCGGCTGAACATCTACCGAGTCACGAACCCGTGAGGTGAACCAGTGGACATCCCACCCGGATCGGTCGTCATCACCCCCACCGAGCTATACGCGGAGGTAAAGGGCATCGGTACAGCAGTGGCCGAAATCAAGGGCGACGTCCAGGAACTCCGAAAAGCCTTGCCGGACCACGAATCCCGCATCCGCGCCCTGGAACGCCGGATGTGGTGGGCCACCGGCGTAGCCGCGACGTTCGCGGCCGGCATCACCGAACTCGTCCAGCTGCTTGGAAAAGGATGAACCATGGCGCGCACGATGTACGACTCGGTGAACTGGAAGGCAATCCCGGCCACCGCGGCCATAGTCGCTGGCTACCTCCCGCCGAGCCCGTACGCGTGGCCAGCCGAAGCCTGGGAGAGGTTCCCCGACGCCGTGAAGGTGCGAATCGCCGTCCGGGCCTACACCGACGCCGGACACGTGCTCGACGTTGAGAAGGGTGATGCCACCCCGGACGAAGCTCCTGACTGGGTGACGATGCGTCGCGCGGCTGGCGCAGACCCCACCGTCTACTGCTCGGCTTCGCAGTGGCCCATAGTTCGGGCAGCGTTCGCCGCGGCTCGCGTAGCCGAGCCTCATTGGTGGCCCGCAAAGTACGACGGCGTGGCAGTGATCCCCGCCGGTGCGGTCGCCAAGCAGTACGCCAACCCGCCCGGCTCTGGCGGGCAATACGACCTGTCCATCGTGGCCGATCACTGGCCGGGTGTTGATGAAGGAGAAGACATGGCCGCAGTAACCGAGGAAACCCAGTCATACAAAGACATGGTCGCCCGCGTTGGCGCGCTGGCACACGCACAGGAGCGCGCTGGTTCGGAAGCCATCTTGATGGTTACGCTCCTACTGGACGCGTGTTTCCGAATCGAAGCGCTGTTGAAGGGCACAGACCAGGAGGGCGGCCCCAGTAAGGGCACCGCGAACCAGTTGACGGTGTCCTTGGCCAACATCCAGACCAAGATCAGCACGCTGTCGGCCGGGCTCACGGCGGACCAGGTTCGCCAGATCTTCCGCGAGGAACTCGGCAAGCACATCCAGATCACCGGCGACATCAAGATCGGCGGTGCCTGATGTCCGATTGGCTGCGTTCCGTCGTCCGTACCGTCGTCCCGGCCGCCTGGGCGGCGCTCGTCGTGTGGCTCACGCATCTGGGCCTGCCCCCGGCCATCCTGGACGCCGTGTCCGGCCTCGGCGGACAAGTGACCGACCTCGTGGCCCTGGCCGTCGTGTACGCCGCGGTCCGGCGGGCCGAACCTCACGTGCCCCCGTGGCTGGCGCGCTTGCTGCTCGGCTCGGCCCAGCCGCCGACGTACGCACCGCCCGCCGGCTGACTGGCTCTCTCCACAGACAGGCCCCCGCACCGCTTGCCGCGGTCGCGGGGGCCTTTCGCGCGTCTACGCTTGGCCGACGAAGAAGACCTTCTCAGCACCGAAGCTCGGTTGGAACGCGAGCTGCAGCTCCCCCGGAGTTGCGTCAACCGCGTATGACTCGGTGTATGTGAGTGTTTTGCCTGGTAGCACCGTGCCAGCCACGAAGGTGCCGGCCTTGCACGGTCCACCCGAGTCTCCCACCGAGTCGGCGGGGTGCCCGGCGAACTGGCGGTCGGAACCCATGCCGAGCATGCCCGCGTCGAACGCCTGCTTGGTGCCGTTGATGACGGTGATCGACACGATCACACCACGCTTGACGCCAGGCGGGTAGGCGTTCTTGCTGGGTGTGCACGACTTGGGTTGCGCCACTTCGATCGCGAGCCCGTCCGGCCAGGTGTACCGCTTCCCCCAGGTAGCCGTAGCCGGCGAGGCCGGACTGCTCGTGCTCACAGTGGTCGGGCCAGCCGCAGCCTGAGAGCCGCTGGCGTCGGTCACGCTCCCGCCCTTGCTCGTGTTACTACAGCCTGCCAATACGACCAGGACGGCAACAATGACCACACGACCGATCATGCTCTCTCCCCATTGAGCGGCGATTTGTCGGTGTTGTCAGTGTGGATCTTGTGAGCGTTACTCGCAGTAGGTAACAGTCACTGACACGGGTGCCGGATGCGGTCACGGCTAGTTCTACTGTTACTGGTGCACTCGGTACTGTGTCCACGCGCGGGCTGCGTTGGTGGCTGGCGTGTTCGCGAATCGACGTTCCCACAAGCGGAGCACGGACGCGGAGTAGGCGGTCAGGGCGTCAGGTGGAGCTGCCGCGAAGCTGTCGAACTGCAGAGCCCACTTCTCCGCGGCGCCGGCATCGTGGCCTTCAGCGATGAGCCGAATAACCAGGTACGCGGGGTCGATCCAGGCGGCCCCAGTGCGCCACCACGCCCAGTCGATCACCCACGCGCGCTTGGCGACCAGGAAGTTCGCGGGGTTCAGGTCCGAGTGGACCAGACTGTCCCCGTCCATGTGGTCAGGCGCTCGGGAAGCCCATGCGACAAGCCGGTCGGCGTTCGCTACGGACCACGGATCGGTGTCGGCTGGCGGCGGGGACTCAAGCTCTGGTTTCAGGGCCCGTGCCCACTGGGCGGCCATCGGGCGGCCCGATGGCGCGGGCACCTGCCTGATCTCCTGTACCGCTTCGGCGACGGCGGGCAGGTCAGGCGACCCAGGGGACAGATTGGCGTGGTACCCGGAGACGTACTCGAACCCGAGCAGCAGCCAACCGTCCACATCGAGATGCCACAGCAGGCGCGGGGCGAGCCGTTCGGGAAGGACCGGGCTCACCGCGATTTCGTTGCGGTGCATCACCGCCAAGGACGAACCCGTCGTGACCCCCTTGCAGAACACGCGACCGGAGTCTGTGGACAGCGTCGCCGCCAACTCGGAGTTTCGGCCTCCGGCTGGTGACTCCGCCTCCCGCACGGTCCCGGTCCGGTGCTCCACGGCTCGCCGCACACCGTCCGGCAAGTCGTGCCAGTCACGACGGGTCGTCATCACACTTCCTGTTCTGGGGCTGTTACCCCGTTGCCGCCACCGTCAGGTGGCGCACCGCTGCAGCTAGGGGACCATCGTCGCCCTGGCCGCAGTTCGTGCATCCTGAGTGGCACTGGGAGCACCGGCCTGAAGCGGTCGCCCACAGTTCAGAGTCAACCTCGAACCCGGCTTCCTCCAACGCTGCCACCGTAGGGGCCAGCGCGGCCACCGTGTCGGCATGGTCTGCGCGCGGCGGGGTGAATTCGTCCGGTACGTGGTGCAGGAACCGGCCGGCGACCCGCTCGCAGAACTCCGCGTAGTCGACGGTGTTCAGGATGAACTGGTGCCATCCCTTGTCGACTTCCTGGCTCGGGCGGAAGTGCCCGTCCGGGTTGTCGGCGCACACCTTCAGGAAGGCCACGGTCGCGTCAACGATCCGAACCGCCTTGTCGCCTGTCATCCCCGCATGTTCACTGATCAGTTGTCCACTCAGTCGACGGTGCAACTCACGCGACACAAGCGAATCGGGACCTGACTGGGCCTGGGCGAGTGATGTCATCTCTCCTCCTGTTCTCAGCGGAATCGTGCGAGCGTTACGCGCCAGGGGCCTGCAGAGCCCTGGCGTGCTCGTGTTCGAGTTCGTGCCGGGTGGCTTCTGCGGCAGTCGGGAACGGCGCGATCGAGCAGTAGTAACAACTCCTCGCGGTGCGTGTGAGCCAGTCGTCGCGGCTCTCATCGCGGCGTTGTTGGAGCCAGGGCCGAGCCCGGTGAACCATCAGATCCAGTGGTGGTTGCTTGGGCACCATGGCTCGTGTCCGTTGCCGGCGGCGCGGCCACAGAATGAGCAGTAGGTGGTCGTGAACATTGCTATCTCCAAGCCAGGTTGACGGGCATGGTGTCGCCGACGGCGATGAGGCAGTCGACGCAGAACGGGCACCCTCCGCGATACGGGTCCAGGGCACGGGGTGGCGCCGTGAACTTGCAGGCTGCCTCGACGTACGGCAGGGGCGTCCAGTCCTCCTCGACGTTGGAGGCGTGGGCCTGAGGGCTGTCGTCGCGGACCATCCATGCCCAGGGCATCAGGCCACGCTGCGGGCGGCTGTGCCCGCTCGGTAGACAGACTTGGCGCAAGCGTGGAGTTCGACGCCGGCCGACGCCACATCGGGGGCTGTGACGTCGACCGACTGCTGGGCCAGGTCGTCACTGGGGAGGCGGTCACGACGCCGGGGGATGGAGTCGTCGGCCGCGGTGACGACCTGGTGCTTGAAGGCAGCATCCGGACGGACCGCCGGCGGGTTGGGTGCGGGCGGGTGGGCTGGACGCGTTCGGTGATGCCAGTCTTGAGCAGGATCCAGTCGACGCCGAGGGCGACAACGATCAGCGTCACAGCGAAAAGAATGTAGAGCGGGCTGCCGAACCAGGACATCACGAACCCCCGCTCTCTGCGGCGGCCGAGGTGAGTGCAGTCGCCATGCGTCGCGCCGTGTCTGGCGTGACCAACACCATGCGTGGCACCCAGACGGAGACCATCCCGGTGCCGGTGCCGCCGACGATGAGCAGAACTTCGCCGTTGCCGTCGGGGCTGTGGGTCACCCGCCACCGGGTCATCGTCGCCTCCCGTGTCGTTGCTGTGCGCGAACAGCCTGCACTTGAGCGTGCGTAATCAACAAGAATTTCGCGAAATTCTTATCTAACTCCACTCGATTGGGGCAATCGCTGCCGGTGTGGCTCCGGGTTGGATCAAGTTCGTAGACGTTGGACGACAGAACGAGGAGACGATCATGAAACTGACGTTCCTGGGCACCACCTCGGGTGGCGGCAACTGCCCGAACTTGTACGCGACGGACCGCGATACGTACGTCGTGCAGGGCGTCAAGATCACCGACCCTGCAGCGCTGCAGACCCTCCGAGACCGTGGTCTGCCGGACCATGAGACCGTTGTTGAGATTCCCAAGCAGCTGTTGAAGTTCGCCAAACGTCGCCGCTGGTTCGGCAGGAAAGGCCGCCGTGGGTGAGGTGCTGTCCGGCGGCGCCTGGTGGCAGGCGCTGACCGAGTTCCACGCGTCCGCGTGGCGGTGGGAGTGCCAGGGTGTCTACAACGAACCGTCCGAGCGGGAACCGTTCCGTCAGTATCTGCTCGGCCAGCAGCCGGACACGGCCTTCATGGACGACTGGTACGCGGCGGTCCGTCGGAACGTGGCCGCTGGCAAGACCTACGGCCGAATCAGGGTCCTCACAGAGCCACTCACCGACTACCTGCGGTTCGAGCTGTCGTTCACCCACCTCAACGTCCAGGCCGGCGAGGAAGTCCGCGTCATGCACCAGAGCCGGGCGCGCGAGCTGGGTCTCCCAGAGCAAGACTTCTGGCTCTGGGACGACGAACGGGTCGCCGCGATGCACTTCGATGAGAACGGCTTCGACTACGCCGAAGTGGTGACCGACCCGGCGCAGGTTCGCGAATTTCGCGAAATTCGAGCCCGAGCATGGGAGGATGCGGTTCCGTTCAGCGACATGACCTGAGAGGGACCGTGGCGACCAGCTTCGACCGTGCCCGAGCCGAGTTCGGCGAGGAGCTACGCCGACTCCGCGAATCGACGACGCTCAACGGCAAGGAGTTCGCCAACCGGCTGGGCTGGAACGCGCCGAAGGTCAGCAAGCTGGAGACCGGCAAGCAAACGGCGAGCCAGGACGACCTCAATGCCTGGCTCGCCGCCTGCAGTGTGAGCGAAGAAACCGCTGCGCACCTCACCGTTCGACTGTCCGCACTGAACGAGCAGTACGTCACCTGGAAGGCGAAGGTCCGCGCCGGCCACGCCAGCCGTCAACAGGAATCTGTCGAACGCGAGGCCGCCGCACGCCTGATCCGCGCCGTGGACGTCGGGGTCGTGCCCGGCCTGCTTCAGACTCCGGAGTACGCACGGCATGTCCTGCTTGCACACGCGAACATCCATGGGGGCGGGCAGGACATCACCGCGGCTATCCGCGCTCGGATGCGCCGGCAGGAGATCCTCTACGAGCCCGGCCGCACGATCGAGCTGTTGATGACTGAGTCGGCGCTGCTGCATCCGGTGGCGCCGCAGGAGGTGATGGCCGGGCAGGTCCATCGGTTGATGGCTGCGATCGGCACACCGAATGTCCGTGTCGGGATCCTGCCGGTCCGCGTCCGGCTGCCGTACATGCTCATGCACGGGTATTGGATCGTGGACGACGTGGTGATGATCGAGACCGTGACAGGCGAGTTGAGCATGATCGACCCGGATGAGGTGGCTACGTACAACAAGGTCACAGACATGCTGTGGGCGGCTGCCGCAGAGTCGGACGCGGCGCGGGAGCTGCTCGTCCGCCAGCTGCCTGCCGCCGGCTCGTGACGGACCTCGATGGGGCGGGAGCCGGCTCGATCTCCCATGTCTGGCCCTGTAACGCCTCGGTCTGTAGCGCGCGGAGATACATGATCAAGCGGGAGACCGCACGTGGCGTCAAGATCATTACTCCGCCGTTCGAGCATCGGGTGGCGATCAGCCGATCGCGGGTGAGCCCGAACTTCAAGACCATGCTCTGACCATTTTCGTCCTCACCACGGACGACGTAATCGCTGCTCACGGCCCCTCCTCAGCGGTAAAACGTAGTGGTTCTCCGTCTAAGCGCACCACCTTTACGGGTGATGTGTCCTTTAGCTACGTCGCTCTACGATCTTTCACTCGGACGGAGTAGCGCAGCTCACCCCGTCCGTTGGCCTGGGCTTTTCCGCTCCCATAAGACATGCTGAAACGGCGAGGACCGCGCACCCATGTAGTGCGCGGTCCTCGTCTCGTGTGGACTTGGGATGGTGGCCCTCTGCTCCGTGGTGCGATGGTCATGCTGACCTTCCCCGCACCTCTTCTGACTGTATCCAGCCCGGCTGACGGTGCAGCTTCAGCCGCCGTACGGTCAGCGACTCGACGTATCGGGCGGCTTCGATCGGATCCACCTCGGTGTAGAGCTGCGTGGTGTGTACCGAGGCGTGTCCCATGACCTTCGCCTGCCGGAACAGGTCTGCATCCAGCGCGTGGTAGTCAGTGCCGAATCGATGACGCATGGTGTGAGCTGTCTCCGAGAGGCCGATCCCGCGGAGAAAGTTGTTTACTCGTTTCGACACTTGGTCAGGCTTCCACGGATGCCCGTCGGGGCGCGTGAATAGGGAACCTCGCCCGAGGAGGAACGGCCGCATCGTCAGCATGAGCATCTGACCGATCGGAATCGCGCGGACCTTGCCGCCCTTGCCTTCGATGCGGGCGATGCCGCCGCCGTCATCCCGCTCTTCCACCTCATGGGTCTTCGCCCACGCGATCTCGCAGCAGCGCAAACCGCTGCAGCCCATGAGACCAAGCCAGATGTACAGCTCCGGCTCGCTCAGTGCGCAGGCCAGGGCGAGTTCGTAGTGCCTGGGGAGCATCGGCCGCGGCAACCGGACCGGGACCTTGGGTCTCTTGAGGACTTGCGCGGGGTTGTCGTCGCGGAGCTTGCGGATGACGACCATCCAGTAGTACAGGCCCGAGATGACACTGACGTACTGAGCGGTCGTTTCGGCCGAACCGCGTAGCCGGTCACGCCAACGGAGCAAGTCATCCTCACTTGCTGTAATCAGACTAGGAAGGTCTTTGGCCACTCGTCCAAGCTGGAAGCGCCGAGTACGACGCGTCTTCTCGCGCGGCCATTCGTCTCTCTTGTAACGCTGGTATTCGGTGATCAATTTACCGTTGTCCCAGGTAGAGGCGTCGCTTGTCATGTGTAACGACTTACGTCCCTGGGTCGATTCGGATCTACGCGGTGTCGGCAT